TCGATCCCTACAACGAGATCGAGGCGTCTCGTCCAAGCAGCCTGACCGAAACCGAGTTCATTTCGCAGCTCATCTCGAAGTGCAAGCAGTTCGGGAAGCGCCACGCCTGCACGATCTGGATGATTATCCACCCGACGAAGCTCAAGGCGCATGGGGAAGGCAAGGAGCCGATCCCGGGGCTTTACGATCTGGCGGGCAGTGCCCACTGGCGAAACAAAGCCGATGCCGGGCTCGTCGTGTACCGCGACTACGAAGAGCAGGTGACCTTCGTCATTTCAAAGAAGATCCGGCGGCAGCCGATCTGCGGCAGGCCGGGGTCTGTGTCTTTCCAATTTGTTGGCGCCGATCGACGCTTCGAAGAAATCTCGGCCAGTTTCAAAAATCTCGGGAGTGAATAGCACCATGAACGACAACCATAGTTGCAGCCTCAAAGTGGACCCCAATGGCGATTTAGCGCCGGAGGGCCGCGCCTCGCTTATCGCCGAGCTGGTTCGGTTCATGGCAACCAGAATGGAGCCGGTTCCATACGGGACATTGCTCGCGCACGTCATAAACCATTTTGGTGCGAGAGAAGAACTCGTTTCATTTCAAGTAATGCACGCGGTCCACGTTCTTGCCTCTGCTGAGCTCCTTTCGGCGAACACGTTCTATTCAGACGAGACCGAGACGGCCTTGTATCTTCAGGCGGAGACGGTGGTCGGTCCCTCCAGAAGACTGACGGACTTCGCATTCAGAGAGTTAGTCGATGGAGGCGAAGAATGACGGTCATTCTCAACGTCACCCGTACCCACGATGGTCAGTTCCAGGTCAGCGATACCAGCGGCAAACTGGTAGACGGGCCCTTCGATACCAACGCCGCGGCATGGAGGGCGCTCGAACGTCTCGACAACGAAGACGCGAAGCCGAAGCGTGCCAAGAGCTCGAAGAAAGTGCTGTGGGGCAAACCCGACCCGAAGCAATCAAAGCGCTCTCGCCGTAACGAGCAGAAGCAGGAACACCGGATGAAGCTGAACGCGGCGATGGCTCCGAACTGGGTGCGAACCGTTGCCGCTTCACACTTCGACCCGGTCGGCGAGCGCGTTTACCGGGACTACAAGCTTGGCACGTTTGGCGCTGCCTCCGAGGTCAAGCGAATCGACCCGGCGGCATACCTTGCCGAAAAAGCGGCGCGAGGTGAACACTGATGGCGGTAGAGGAGCTCCCCGAGGACGTTCAGCAGCGAATGATTGAAAAGCTGCTCGGCAAGGTCAACGCCGAGCGCATCAAGACGACGACGAGAGGCTTTCGGCCGACGCCGGTCATCGTGACCTACGAGTTCTACGAGCTTCGGACATGGGACCATCGAGGCTGGCGTATCGATCGCATTGAGAACGGGCGCAAGGAACAGCATCTCGGCAACCTAGACGCAGATCGCTGCCGTGAGGAAGCCTCGGCTCTGCGTCGCAAAGGCTTCACCGTCAGGCAAGTGACGATCGGGCTCGAGCCGACGAGGGCGCAACGCGAGCAGGCGCGGATAGCTTCCAAGATCCGTCGCAAATCAATCATGGACCAACTGAAGGACGTGCGAATTTGAAAAGCGAGAAAAAGCGGGCCGGGGTCGTGGCGGCAAAGAAAAAGGAGATCACGCTGTGGAAGCCGAAGGAAAAGCTCGAGACGGCGTTTGTCGACAATCCCTACTATTCGAAGGTGCATGACGGCGAGACCGCTAACCCAGTGAAGATCAAGGCAAAGATCAACATCAGGGAGAGTGCTATCGCCACCTTGGCGGCCCGCAAGCATATCAACGACGCCCAACTCGCCGCGGCAAACCGGTTTCGCGCCTTGTGGGAGGCGATGGGCGGTGCCGGCGCTGGATCGTTCGACTACAGTCGCGAACACGTTGACGGCGGTGGCCCGCGCGAGCCCCTGTCGGAACGGCAGATCAGTGCCGGTCTCGAGCTAAAGCATGCACGCGAAGCCCTCGGCAACCGCGCCTACGACATCATGAGCAAAGTGGCAGGGCAGGGATATGCGATCCAGGAACTAGCCAAGAGCCATCGCGAGCGGACGACGCTTACGGATTATCTAAAGGATGGCCTGGATGAGCTCGCAAGAAGCTGGGGATATGAGAACAGAGGAACTAGGCGAAAGACTGCGTGAGGCTTGCGCCGTTACAACGAGATAGCTATAGATTATCTATAGTGGTGATTTGCGCAAGCGCGCCACCAACCGCCTCCGCTCAAGACCGTATGTTTGAACCCTCAATCTTCGTCCAAGCCAGTCCACAATGCGGATTGGTGGGCCGGACCATCTGCGGAATCCTCGGGCGCTGGCGCGAATCGGCGATGGTAGCTCCTCATCGTTTCATAGAGTTCGCGGGAATTAGCGCCACGCAAAAGATTGGCCGGGATGCTGACCGCGCGTTGATGATCGTCTCGCATCTCAACCACGATAGTCTTCGTCTCTTTGAGACGGCCTGAAGCATAATATTTGATTGTCGCAATAGACGACCAGGGGATAGTTCCCGCGGTTCGATCGGCGGCTGTCAGTCCTTGTGGGAGTGCGACGTAGACACCCTCCTGATCAATGGCCAGAACGACCTTGCTACGGTCAATCCGGGACAACAACTTGAAACCGACGCCCAGGCAGACGATGAAAACTACTATTCCAGAAACAATGCTCGCACGCGCAGCAATTGCAGAGGTGTCGGGCGTGACCGCTTCGATAAGTTTGAAGGTCAGGTACCCAAAAACAGCGGCAGCGCCAAACAGCGCGAGATATTGAGGGCCCTCGGCAAGTTTGATTTCGTGGCGTGGGAAGTCAATATTGGCAGCACTCATTAACGCATGTTCCCATCGAACCAAAATCGAGCGCGAAAAATCTCGCAAGAGTTGGCGAAAGGCAAGACACGGGTATCTGTCACTGCACGCGGCCAACAATGTCTACGCGCTGGCATGTCCCTGTAGCGGGAACCACGTCTAGCTTGTCGCCCACCTTGTACTTGTCGGAGGGCGACCCGAGGTCCACCGACTGAGTGCAGTCGTAACTCTTTTCCCGGTAGGTTCGTGTGAACTGGATCTTGGCCATGGTAATCGTCCGGTAAGTTGGCTCGAAAACCAGATCACTCGCCCAACTGTGCTTACCAATACGCACTTGCACATCCCAAACCTCGGTGATCGTCGCAATTGAGTGAGGAAAGTGGCTGGACCGCCAGGCTTTGAGACCGATCACCATGCCTCCAACGATGAAGATGCACCCGCCGAGCAGCACTGGCCACCAGAACCTCATCGCGATGTCTTCTAAGGGATCTTGTGAAGGTATGATCATCAGTCGTCCGCGTCCGCCGTTTGTCCAAGCCAGCTTGTCAGGTTCTAACAATGCCCGCACTGAGTGAAAAACAGAAGCGGTTCGTCTCAGAGTATCTGATTGACCTCAACGCAACGCAAGCGGCAATCAGAACTGGATACAGTGCGAGGACGGCGCAAGAGCAGGGTTCCCGGCTGTTATCAAATGCTATGGTGCAGGCAGCGTTGGCGGAGCGTCAAAGAAAGCTCGCTGCTAAGTTCGAACTTACGCAGGAGCGCGTTGTTGCCGAGCTGGTAAAGATCGGCTTTTCGGACATTCGGAAGATCATCAACTGGCGTTCGAACGTCACATCGATGGTTGAAGATGAAGAGACCGGTGAATCTCGTATGGCCGTCACCAATGAGGTCCAGCTCATCGGCTCACACGAGATCGACGACGACACCGCGGCGGCCATCTCTGAGATCAGCCAGACGGACAAGGGCGGCTTGAAGGTAAAGCTTCACGACAAGAAGGGCGCCTTGATCGACCTCGGGAAGCACCTCGGCATGTTCAAGGATCAGGTAGAACACTCCGGCAATGTTTCGATCGAGGTTGTCCGGTTCTCGGATGCCAAATGAATGCGCCGCTGCGGATCCGCATCCCAGCGCTCGGCTGGGTGCCACGCCACTACCAGATGGAAGCATGGAACGCCTGGGAGCAGGGCTGCAAGCGCCAACTCCTCTTCTGGCACCGTCGAGCAGGTAAGGACGAGATAGACCTGCAGAAGCACGCCGTGAGCGCTATGACGCGCCCCGGCACTTACTGGCACATGCTTCCGGAAGCTGCACAGGCCCGAAAGGCGATCTGGAACGCGGTCAATCCGCATTCGGGCAAGCGCCGCATCGACGAGGTTTTTCCGGACCAGATAGTCGCCAACCGGAACGACAATGAGATGTTCATCCGTTTCGTCACTGGATCAACGTTTCAGGTGGTCGGATCGGACAACTTCAACAGCCTGGTCGGCTCGCCCCCGGTCGGCATCACGTTTTCGGAATGGGCGCTGGCAAACCCGAGCGCTTGGGCTTTCCTGTCGCCGATCCTTGAAGAGAACGGCGGCTGGGCATCGTTTATCACCACGCCTCGCGGGAACAACCACGCAAAGACGATGCTCGATGCGGCAAAGCTTGATCCGTGGGACCGATCGCTCAACCCGAAAGGCTGGTTCACACAGGTTCTGACCGTCGCCCAGACGGGCGCGATCGACGCTGAAAGCATTGAGAAGCAACGAAAGGTTTATGCTGGGCTGTATGGTGCCGACGTTGCCGACTTGCTGATTAAGCAGGAGTTCTATTGCTCCTTTGCCGGCGCGCTGGTGGGGTCATACTGGGCTGCAGAAATCGACGCGGCAGAGGTGGACGGTCGCTTCCATGCAACTCCGATCGATGATCGATATCCCGTGCACACTGCGTGGGACCTGGGTAAGGCGGTCAATAACCCGATCTGGTGCTTTCAGATCATCCCCGGTGAGCAGGGCCCCCGCATCGTCGATTTCTACAAGCCGGATACGGAAGATCTGGACGACTGGTGCAAGTGGTTGAACGATAGGGGATATAAGGGCAACGACTACGTGCCGCACGATATCATGCATCCGGTCTGGGGAACCAAGCGGACGAGGTACGAAATCCTCAAAGCGGCGGGTCGAAAGCCAAAGATGGTTGGCATGACGTCGGTCGCGGAAGGCATCACGGCCGGTCGCGAGACGATCAAGGTCGCCGTGTTCCATGACAGCGACGACGAGCGCGGTAAGCGTGTCGAGCAAGGCGTCGATGGCCTGAAGGCCTATCGGAGAGTTTGGGACGACGAGCGAAAGACCTACCTGCCCAACGCCTACAAGAACTGGGCCGAGCATATCGGCTCATCTTTCCGGTATCTCGGTCTTGCCTGGCGTGAAGAGCAGACTGTTGTTGCGCCGCCGCCGAAGGCCGCTGAGCCGGTCTACACCGCTACGGCCAGCGGCGTGATCATGAGCAACATGACGGTCAGGGAAGCAATCGACGCGATGGTTCGGCGCAAGAAGCGCGCGTCGTAGGAACTCAAACGCGGGATCTGACGTTCTATCAGAGCGTCGAAGTCCCAAACGAAAAGGACTTCTATCATGAACAAGAACCAAGAGCAGGCTTTGAAGTCGATCGTGAAGCAGTGGAACGGCGGCGAGCATAAGCTGGCCGGCGCCCGTGCGAGCGAACTTGTCTTCGGTGGCAGCACCACGATGAACGAAGCACTGTTTGACGAGCTGCGGGAAAAGGTTCCGGGCATCGAGCGCTACATCTCGGCACCTGCCAGCGGCACGATGGTCGAGACGGTTTCAGATCAGGGCGGCGATCCTCTGGCCGTCCAGCCGGAAAACCGCAAGGAAGCAACCGGAGAATCCAATCAGTCCGGGGAAGCCGGCAAGGATCAGCAGAACGCCGTCGACAAGGTCCTGAAGCCAGGACGTGAGGCCCGCGCAAAGGCCGCCGGCAAGGCCAAGGGCAAGGATGAAGGCAAGAGCGGTGCCGGGTCGCTGGTATCGACCAAGCTCAACCCCGATCCGCAGACGCCTGAAGCCGCTTAACCAGCATCCCTCATCACCTTTCAGGAGGCTCGCTTAACGGCGGGCCTTTCTTCGTATCGGACCGTCGATGAAAAAACCCGTCAAGCAAAACAGCAAGCTCCGCGAGGAGGGTGCCAAGTGGATCGAGCGTGTCGCCGCGGGCGGCAAGCTTGAGAAGGATTGGCTCGACGACGCTGCGATTGCGACCAAGGCCTATACGAACGAGGACAAGGCCGATCTGTCCGACGCCACTTCGGCGCTTGGCAACAAGTACGATTTCAACATACTCTTCGCGAACGTCGAGACTATCGTCCCGGCTGTGATCAACTCGCCACCGGTTCCGGACATCCGTCGCCGCTTCAATGACGCTGATCCAGCTGCCAAGACGCTCGCCGACGTGATCGAGCGGGCTATCGCGGTGCAGATCGATGACAGCCGGCTGCAGGTGGAGCTGGAAGCCGCAGCGCAGGACGCGTTCCTCGCCGGCCGCGGCATCGTTCGCATCCGCTTCCGCAGCGATATCGTAGGGGGAGAACCGACCAATGAAGACATTGCAGACGCAGCGGAGGCCGTGGACAGTCGTGACGGGAACGAGGAAGGCATCGAAGATGAACTGCCTCTTCCTGGCAATGAGCTGGCGCCACATCCGGATGAAAGTTCGGTGGATGGCCTTCAAGCAGGCGCTGGGGCTGGTCTAGGCCATAACGGCGGCCCACCGCTTGAACGTCTCGAAAACGAGCGCATCGGCTTCGAGGCTGTAAGCTGGAAAGACTACCGCCACGGTCCGGCCAAGCGCTGGGATGAACGGCCATGGGATGCTTTCCGCTTTGTCGTCTCGAAGGACGAGGAAGAGGATTCGTTCGACGCCGATCTGATCCGCAGCCAGTTCGACGAGAACGAAACCAACGCCTGGTCGAAGAGCACAGACGACATCTGCGGCTGGGAAATCTGGGAAAAGAAGAACCGCAAGGTTATCTTCGTCAGCGACGACGGCGTGATCCTCAAGACGATCGACGATCCGCTTGGCCTGAAGGGCTTCTTTCCGATCCCTACACCTATGCAGCCGATCGAGGTCACCGGCCGGTTGAAACCGGTCAATCCGTTCTCGATCTATCGCCGCCTGGCCGACCAGCTCGATACGATCACCAAGCGTATCGACGTTGTCACCAAGGCGATGAAGGTTCGCGGCTGGTACTCTGGTGATCAGAAGGACATGGAATCGGTCCTTAGCCTCGAGGACAACGAGTTCGCACCGATCGCCAACGGCGACATGTATGCGGCCAGCCCGGGTGGTATTGCGGGGGCAATGGCGTTCTGGCCGATCGAGAAGTTCATTCTCGTGCTTCGCGAGCTTTATGCGGCACAGGCTCAGACGAAGCAGGCGATCTATGAAATCACCGGCATCTCCGACATCGTTCGGGGTGCTTCCGCCGCTTCCGAGACAGCGACAGCCCAGAACATCAAAAGCCAGTGGGGTTCTCTCCGTATCCAGAAGATGCAGCGGATGATGGAGCGCTGCGCCCGCGATCTGTTCGTGATGATGTCGGAAATCATCCCCTCACGGTTCTCGCTTCAGACGCTGCAGGAAATGACCAGCATTCCATTGGTACCGGCCGTTACCGACACTCCGGAGCAGACCCAGCTGAAACAGGGCGTGATTGCGCTGATGAAGCGACCGATCGCCAGCTTCTATCGTGTCGACGTCGAGAGTGATTCCACCATCCGCGCTGATCTCACGCGCCAGAAGGCGGAAGTCTCGCAGTTCCTGACCGGTGCCGGGGCTTACTTCCAGGCAGTCGGGCCGTTGGTGCAGAGCGGCACATTGCCCGCCGATGGTGCGCTCGAGATCTTCATCGCCAACGCCCGCATGTTCAATCTCGGCCGGTCTGTCGAAGATACGCTTGAGAACATGGTCAAGCAGGCAAAGGCCAAGGCTCAGCAGCCACAGCAGCCTGATCCGGCAACGGCAAAGGCACAAGCCGAGGCGCAAGCCAAGGATCAGGCCGACCAGCGGCGCAATGAAACGGAACTCGCCAAGGCGAAGATGGACAACGAGACCGAATGGAAGGTCGCGATCCTCGACGCTCTCACCAAGATCGAAACGGCGCGTATTCAAGCCTCCATGGGCATGGACAGCGCTTCTCTGGCGGCCCAGCTCGAAACCATTCTCGGTCTGACGCCTGCACCGCAACCGGCGCCGCAGCCGTTCCAAGCGCCCGTTGCTCCTCCTCAACTCGTACCGGTGAGCGCATGACCAAGTTTGTGAAGCGCAATGGCCAATGGGTCGACGCGTCGAGCGGCGTTCCGATGCTGACGGAAGCCCAGCGCAAAGGCCCAATCCCGCTGCCATACGTCCTTTCGGACATCGAAGCCTACCGCAGCCCGGTCGACGGGCGGCTGGTCAACTCCCGATCCGATCGGCGCGACGACCTGAAGCGCCACGGATGCGTCGAATACGAGCCCTCGATGTCGCCGACCAAAGGCAAGATCCGGAACAAGGCGTTCGCGGCAAAACGCGGCCTGAAGGTCTCCGAAGAGTACCGATAAACCACCTTCCAAAACCGAATAAGGATTTCACCGCATGAGCGTCGAAGCACTCTCTGCGCCGCAGATCGATTCCGCGGTCATCACCGCCGATCCGGCCGACATCTCGCACGACAACGTTGCCAACGAAGACGATGCGCTCGGCGCGGTCTTTGACACCGTCAGCAAGGAAGAAATCAGCACCCGTGACGCCAATGGGCGCTTCACATCGGCCAACGCAGCCGCCGAAACGGGCAAGGAACCACTGGAAGGTGGTGAGGGAGGGGAACCGAAGACCGGTGAAATTTCGACGCCGCCGGGCCAAGTTCCTCTCCCGTCAAACTGGCGCGGCAAGGAAGATCTGTGGGGCAAGATCCCGACCGATCTCCGTGAACCGATCCGGGCCCACCAGGAAGAGCTTCACAAGACGCTTTCCCAGCAGGGACAGGCGCTATCGGCCTACAAGCCGCTGAGCGACGTCCTGACCAATTATAAGGACTATTTCGGCGGCGAACGGGGCAACTACAAGCCCCACGAGGCTGTCGAATACCTGTTCAGCCTGCAGCGTCAGATGGATGACGACCCGGTCAACACGCTTCTTTCGATCGCTGACACCTACGAACTGCGCCCGCATCTGCAGAAGATGTTCGGCGGCGCAGCAGGCGAGGGCGGTCAGGCAGCACCAAACGAATCCGCGCTCCTGGCCAAGATCAGCCAGTTGGAAAGCACGATCCGCACGATGGGCGACCCGTCGAAGATCGATCAGCGCATTACCCAGAAATTGGATGAAGTCCGCGCATTCGGGGAAGTGGATAGCCTTGTGAGCCGCCTGTCGCCAGACATGCCGCTCTATGAGGAAATCCCGGAACCGGACCTGGTGAGCTTCATTCACATGGCGAAGCAAAAGCTAGGGGGAGCCGCTTCTCAGGAAGCCGTTCTCAAGCGCGCTTACGACATGGCTGTCAATGCAGACCCCGACTTGAGGGCCAAGGCTGCCGCGCTGAAAACCGCCGCATCCTCAAACCCAGACCAAATCGCGGCGGCGAAGAGAGCGAACCAAGCAAATCTCCGTTCAACATCGACCGGCAAAACCAGGCAGCTTACCCAAGAGGAAGAGCTGGGCGCCGTATTCGATAAGCTCAAAGGGAATTAACCGATGGCAGGCCCATCCGCAATTTTCACGGAAATGGTCTCGACCACTCTTCGCAACTCCGCGAAGGACGTCGCTGACAACGTCTCCAAGCACAACGCCTTGCTCAACATTCTGAAGAAGAAGGGCAAGATGATCACCCTCGACGGCGGTTCTGAAATTCAGATCCCGCTCGAATATGCTGAAAACGGCACCTACACACGTTACGCCGGGTTCGACACACTGAATACCAACGCCTCCGACATCGCCACGTCGGCGAAGTACGACTGGGCACAGATCGCGCTTCATGTCGTCTCGTCGGGCGCGGAGATCCGCAAGAACTCCGGCCGCTCACAGATGATCAACCTGGTGAAGACCAAGAAGGCCAACGCCCTCAAGACGGCGGCGAACAACTTCTCGATCGACGCCTATTCGGACGGCTCTCTCGCCAACCAGATCGGCGGCCTGGCCCAGATCATCCAGACCAACGGTCAGGGCACGGTCGGCGGCATTCCCTCGGCCACATGGGCTTTCTGGCGCAACAAGTACCGCGAAATCGCCGGTTCGAACGCCTACACGTCGGCTACGCTGAAGCAGGAGTTCAATGGCCTGTGGCTTCCGCTGAACCGCGGCGCCGACAAGCCGGACCTCGTGGTTCTCAGCCATGACTTCTACAGCGTCTATGAAGCCGGCGAGCAGCAGCTTCAGCGCTACATGGACGCGGATCTGGCAGAGGCCGGCTTTGCCAACATCAAATACAAGTCGGCGAACGTGATCTTCGACGACAACGCCAACTTCACCACCACCGCCGAGAAGGGCTACTTCCTCAACACCGACTATCTGTACATCGCGCAGCACAAGGATGCGCAGTGGTCGCAGGACGAGGAGAAGAAGCCGATCAACCAGGACGCCGTTGTCATCCCGTACTACTGGATGGGCAACATGGTCTGCTCCAACCGTTCGCTGCAGGGTGTCCTGCTCGACGCAGCGTAGGGAGAAACGCAAATGACTTCTTTCGTAGGCGCACAGCTCGACCAGAGCTACACCGCAGCAGATCTTACCGGGCCAAACTCCGGGAAGGCCCCAGGCATCGGCGACATCTACGTTTCGCATGACAACAAGCGCTACCGCTTCGTCCAGTACAACTCTGGTGCAGGGGCTATCGCTGCTGTCGTCGGCAACGCTGTCGGTTTCTACAGCCCCGGCGGCGTTTCTGCCGGTGCAACGAACGTCGTCACGTCCGACGTGTCGGATACGTCGGCGAACCTTGCCGGCGTGTTGATGGCCGCTCCTGCTTCCGGTGATTATTGCTGGATCCAGATCGGCGGCGTGGCGACCATCGCTCCGGCCCTGGTCTCCGGCGCGGACGGAAACGCGTTGACCCTTTCCACCACCACGGACGGTACCCTCAAGGTTGCCGGCGCGGTTACGGACTCTGGCGGCGCTGTCGCGATCGATGCCTCCGCAAAGATCATCATGCTGAATTGCCCATACTGATCGGCAATCGCTGAAACCCATGAAAACTGAAGGGCGGCCTTTGCGGGTCGCCCTTCTTCGTTCCACCTTCCAAACAGTGAGAAAACACCATGGCACAGGAACAAGGCCCGCTCGTACGCGTGCTCGGCTTTCACCAGACTTTCGAGCGCGTGGCCGTCAAAGGCGACCAGCTCAATGATGACGTTGATGCCCGCGG